CCAGCTACGGGCCGACCACCCTCGGGGCGATATTCCGCGAGCTGGCCACCCGGCACGGCTTCTCGCCGCGCGTGGCGCCCGAGCTCGACGCGATCGTGATCGACCACGTCGACCAGTCCAGCGAGACCGATATGGGCTTCCTGACCCGCCTCGCGCGCCGCTATGACGCGGTGACGAAGCCGGTCAATGATCTGTACGTGCTCGCGCGGCGCGGCCAGGTCAAGTCGCTGAGTGGCAAGCCGCTGCCGCCGGTGACGCTGTCGGTCACGAAGGACAACCGCCCCGGCGAGCGGTCCTTCATCGCCGCCAGCATCGACAACGACAGCCGGATCCGCTTCAAGGGTGCGCGCACGGTCTGGTGGGATGGATCCGCCGGCAAGGAGGTGCGCGTCGAGGCCGGCACCGAGCCGTTCAAGCAGGTGCGCCAGCGCTACCAGAACGAAAGCGAGGCCCGCGCAGCGGCCAAGGGCGAGCACAGCAAGGTGCAGCGCGAGGCGGCGAAACTGCGCATCGATTGCCCCGGCAATCCGGCGTTCGGCGCCGAGGGGCTGGTCGTGCTCGATGACAGCTGGCCGAGCCATATGCGCGGCACCTGGTCGATCGACAAGGTGACCTCGAGCGGATCCCGCGCGCAGAGCTACCGCAGCACGCTCGAGGCGAGTTATCCGGACGGAAAGCAGGAGTGACACCCGCCCCATGGCTTCGGCTGTGGGGCGTTTTTTTTGTGCCAAAAGCGCCGGAAAGGTTTTAAATCAGGCCATTAATGTTTGACGAGGGTTAAAAATGAATCCATGATTCTGCCTCAACGATATCAGGAGGCGCCATGGAAAACTTGAGAGGCGAAGAGACAACAGCCGGCCGGATTTATATGGCTAGGGTTGAGCTGAAAATGACGCAGCGCGAATTTTGCGAGAAGTCGGGCCTATCTCTATCAACCTTGAAGAACTACGAGCGGGGCAGCTCGGAGCCGGGAGCGGAAGCCCTTCGGCAGCTAAAGTCGATCGGTGTAAACCCAATGTGGGTGCTCTTTGGCGAGCTTCCTATGGTCGACGCGGAAGTGGTCGCTAGCCTCCCGCCGATCGAGGATCTACTGCGCAAATCAGCTGCCGAGTTGCTCGCATGCTTTGAGAAATCGGCGGTAGTATTTCAAAAGCTCAATATCGAATACCCCGCCGACCTGGCCGCCGACCTGGCTCGGCTGAGCGCCCCGAAGTCCTGAGCGCCAAACCAAGAAGCCCCCACTGCCTCGCGGCGGTGGGGGCTTTTGTCGTTTCTGGCTACCGCAGCCGCTCGAGCACGGCCGCCGGCGGGGCGGGCATGCCCCGGGCCACGTACAGGCGCGGCAGATTCTGGTAAGGCCCCGGCCCCTTCGCCTCGATGCGCTGCATGACCTGCTGCGCTCGGCCGTTGGCGGTGGCCCAATCTTCGCCGGCCTTGAGCCAGGCGCTCGGCGTGCCGCCGTATTCGCAGATGGCCCACGTATTACCGCCATTTTTCAGCGTCTCGCAGCTCGGCTCGAAGCCTGCAGCCCGGTGCGCGTTGGCGAGCCCGACGGTTTCCTTGCCGCGCAGATCCATCATCAGCGCCACCAATATGCCCAGCGCCACCGCGCCCCCGATCACTACCTTTTTCATCCTGCAGCCCCTCCCTAATTGGCGGGCGCAGGGTAACAAAAAGCCCGCCAGGTGGCGGGCTGTGTGGGGCTGGTTACGGGGCTATTCCTCCTCGTGGAGGTCGGCCTGCTGCTGTTCCCATTCGCACGTGCTGACGTGCTCGAACCAGTGATCCTCGTCGCGGAACTCGTGGCGGTCGCAATGTGGGCAGTCGGCATAGAAGTCGTCGTTATCCATCGGCTGCGTTCCTTCAGTTCGTAACAGATGGCTGTAACGGCCCGCACCACTCGAATGAGGCGTCGAGCTCGGAGACAGGCCACCAAAGCTGCGGGCTTTCGCATGAAGTTCTGCTGTGCAGGTTGACGACCAGGGCGCCATCAGCCAGTCGCACAACTTCAACCAGCGCTGGGCGGGCAAGATCGCCGCATCCGGCGCGAAAGCCTCGAAGCCAGTAAGCGCCTGGTGCGGAAGGGTGGAAAGCCTTAAACGGGATTGGATCGTTCGTCATCGAGGCGGGCTCCTTTCTGTTTGGTCCTGGGAGGCTCTCAGCCCTGCACCAGGCGCATGGCATTGGACGGCAGCGCCGGATCGACGACGACCTGCAGGCCGAACGCTTCCCCCGGTCCGACCTCGAAGCGGCAATCGCGCTCGGGGGCCACGGTTATGCCTCGCTCGCTGTTTCTCTGCTCGTGCAGGCGCAGCGCGTCGATCAGCATGCGGGCCTCGTGGCGGGCGTCGTGCAGCGCGTGGTGCTTCACTCCCTCGAACTCGCGCGCCTTGGCTTCGGGGTACAGGCCGAGGATCGTGCGCAGATCCCGGTCGTGCCAGAAGGGCCAGGGCGCCTCGATCGCGCAGTCATCGAATGCCCGGCGCAGGATGACGTTGTCGAAGGTCGCGCCGTTGCCCCATACCAGGCGATCGCCGTCCTGCTCGAGCATGAAGTCGGCGACCTGCTCGAGGGCGCGCGGCAGGTCAAGGCCCGGCGTGCTGCCGTCGATCTCGCGGCGGGCTTCGTCGCTCTGCTGCAGCCACCAGGTGATGGTGCTCGCGTCGGGCACGCCACCGTGCGCCATGGCCGAGGCGAGGTCGATCTGCCAGTAGCGCTCGCCGGTGATGGCGAGACCGTCGATCCGCACGCACGCGATCGCAACGATCGGCGCGGGCGCGGCCTTGGCCAGGGTTTCGAGGTCGATTACGTAGTGCGTCATGGGATCTGGATCTCGGCGTCGGGGTGGATGGTGAAGCTGCGCTCGCAATGCGGGCACTCGAACTGCCGGCCCCGGATCCGCTCGTCGAGCTCGAGCGGCACCAGGTTGCGGCAGAAGGGGCACCGGCACTGCAGGCCGGTGGCCAGGAGGAGGGTTACGGCCGGTGCCTGGGTCATGGTTATTTGCCTCCGTTGCCAGCCACTGGCGCCAGTTCATAGCTGCAGATCGTGTCGAACTCGCCCCAGTAGGTGCCTTCCCCGTCGCAGCCTTCATCGTCGAGATCCTCGTCGTCTGGCCGGTGCCGGGCGTCTGTTTGCTCGCATGTGTGGCTGATCTCCCCGGCAATGATCTGCTCGACTTCCTCGTCCCAGCCATCGTCGAGGTAATGCGCGATGATGTTCTGCGAATCGGCATCGCGCTCGTCGGCCGACCTGTAGTAAATGAACTCGGCACCATTAGGGTCGAAGGTGAAGTAGCGGAACTCGGCGGATGGGCACCGGCTGCGCTCTATGACGCCTTTCTCTTTGGCATCGACTGGTTTCATGGCTGGTCACTCCCTTGCGTGGGCTGTTCTTCGTATTCAGGTTTGGCGGTGTACACGCGCCAGATGAAGGCGGCGAGCGTCACCAGGGCGGTACCGAGCAGGCCGAGCAGCTGCTCGAGCGGGCTTGCGCTGTGGCGGCTCATGGCTTCACCTCGCCAGCCGGGCCGACGTAGGGCGGCAGCGGTGCTCGGTTGACCTCGGCCTGCAGCCAGGCGCGCACCTCGAACCCGGCGTGCTCCTGGTCGAGGTGGGAGGGCAGGCGGCGCGGCAGGCCCTGCAGGTGCTCGATCACGGCCCGCCCCTCGGTGTGGCAGACGCGCAGGCGGTGGCGCAGCAGATCGCCCTCGGCCTCGAGGTCGGTTATGCGGTCGAACAGCGGGCGCACGATGGCGTCGGCCTCGGCGACCAGGGCGCTGATCGCCGGATCCTTGCGGCCCTTGCGCCGCAGGTAGTGGTCGACCATGCGGATCTTCGAGTAGTCGTGGCCGGCGTGCTTGGCGAGCCGCTGCGCGGCGTCCTCGAGGGCCTTGGTCTGGTTGAGGGTAGGCATTACGCGGCCCTCCCTAGACGAGCCATCAGCGCCGCGCCGGTGCGGCCGGTGGTGTAGCGTGCGACGAACTGCATCGCCAGACGGCGAAACGCCGGGTCGGTGATGCTGTGAAGTGGCAGCTGAGCCGCCGTGGTATAGTCGTTTGCGGACATGGTTGCTCTCTCTCAAGGTTTGATCGTGTCCATGCCCGGCAGCGGTTGCCGCCACTGTCGGGCACCTTTCCTCACTTCTGCGCCTGCAGCCGCCGGCGCAACTCGTCGAGATCCTCGACCTCGAATTTCCCCTCGCCCCG